TCGAGTTTCGACCCATCAACCATGTCAGCAGAATTTGACGGGTCGGATGATTATCTAGCTATTGGAACTTCTGCCATTGCGCTAGACACTAACTTCACCATGTCGGCATGGATCTACAGTCATTACCACGGGGGTTACCGAGCTATTATGGGATGGGGTGGGGATAATTTTTCTTATCCAACCGATGCGGGGAAACTTCGCCAGTTACAATTATTTAGTTGTGTATCGTTTGAACTTTGGGGAAGCAGGATCACAGGGTCTACAGTCCTTTCTACGTATACGTGGTATCACGTAGCGGCAACTCTTTCAGGGAACGACGTTAAGGTATACCTAAATGGCGCTCAAGATGGTTCGGGCACTTTGAGCAGATCTTCATTCAGCACATCCACAACCTATATCGGAGGGATGCCCCCGGCTTATTCGGGCGGATTCGCTAATTTTGACGGACTGATTGATGAGGCTGCGGTTTTTGATTCCGTACTGTCCGGATCGCAAATCGCAAGCATTTACAATAGCGGAGTACCCGGTGACTTGTCCCCCTTCAGTCCCGTAGGCTGGTGGAGAATGGGAGACGGAACAGGGGACACCGACTCAGGAGGTGGCGCTCCTGCCAATACGGATGCTATCGGAACTGTAGTCGATCAAGCGGGATCTGACAATGCAACGGGTTCCGACAGTAATCATAGTAATGCAGACGGAGCGAACGGCCCGAAATATTCATCTACAGTACCAGTACCTTCATTCTCAAGATACTCACTTAGCCTAGATGGGACGAACGAATACGCCACGAATGAGTCACTCTCCTCAACGCTTACGGTTGAGGGCGTTAGTCTATGGTTCAAGCCCGACTTGGCGTATCAACACGGAGGGTCGACGAGTTGGATCTTAGGTTTCGGAGGGTTAGACTCGGGTATAGCCTTAGCGGGTAATTGGTTTGGTGTAGTAACAAATGAATTGATTAGTGTCGCTAACGCAAACCATATATGGTCTTACACCTCAACATCTGCGCTCAGTACCTCTACGTGGTATCACTTGGCGATTCGTTGGGAATCAAGCAGTTCGTCCACCAATTCGGGCAATGCAGGGTACGACATCTTTTTAAACGGGACAAAAGTCGGGAACGCTTTCGGCACGTGGACGTCGGGAACGGGTGCTAAAATTTCCGCTGACCGACTAACGGTGGGTGCGCGTAATCGAAGCGGCACAATCGCTATGAATTACGATGGTTTTGTCGATGAGGTTGCAATTTTCGACTCCGCAATTTCCGAAGCAGACATAACGGCAATTTACAATAGCGGAGTCCCTGCTGACCTTACTTCATACTCACCCGCCACATGGTGGAGAATGGGCGATAATGACGGAGGAACAGGCACTACCATTACCGACCAAGGAAGCGGTGGTAATGACGGGACGCTCACCAACGGACCAACCTTTTCATCTACAACACCTTAATAATTATGAGCAAGACATATTGCATTATCGATCAAGCGGACGTTGCTGACGTTGATTTCAGCCAAGTATTTGAGACGTCAGCCGACACTCTTCGATGGAGTACTACGGACAAAACCTTTGTCAAGTTCGAGGGTGACACACCGAGCTTCCTTGAAGGGAAGACTCAGTATACGCACTCCGAAATACGGACGATCCTCGACCAACCCGAATGGTCGCCAACCCCACCAGGATAAACTGACCCGTGGAAACTTACATCTTTCTTGGTCTTAGCGTAGCCGTTTCCGTACTCGGCTTCTTTCTGAAGAGGTTGAAGGAAGAGATTGATGTATTGAAAGCTAAAAATACAAAGCTCGAGGTATCTACGGCAAGGGAGTTTGAAAAGGTAAGAAATCTGGAAAAGATATCCGAAGACCGGAGAGAAGACATCAAATCACTTTTTTCAAAGTTAGACAAATGAGCATTAAGTTAGACGAAACCACTCAGGTAAAGGCCAATGCGATGTTCATGCTCAAGACCATCGCTTTTGTCGGGAGTGCGGTATGGCTCGTGGCCGAGTTCAAGGCAGACGTGCAGACCCTGCACACCGATGTGATTCGACTGAATCAACAGGTCGAATTGAACTCGGAATTTAGAATTAAATGGCCGAGGGGCGAGATCGGAGCGTTACCCGCAGACGCTACCCAAGACATGAACATCGAACACCTTATGAACAGAGTCGATAAGCTAGACGCTCACGTTGACAGTCTGCGATACAAAGGAACCGATAAACCTGCACACTGATGTTCGAGATATTGACAATGTTTTTAACGGGAGGGGGTTCGGCGGCGCTGGGCTCGATTCTCAAAGGAGTGTTTGGTACGATTGCAGACAATCGCCAGCAAAAGTTTGAACTAGAACTAGCAAGGGAGTGTAGAGGAAATGAATTCGCGCTTAAATTTCAACAACAGATGTCTAGCGGTGAGGGCGGGAAGTTTACTCGCGCTACTCGTCGCCTGCTTGCTGTTATTCTCATGTCTACACTCTCAACGGTCGTCATCCTCTGCACGCTCTTCCCGTCAGCAGAAATCATCACCCTCTCAAACCCGAACGGAGACGGACAAACCTCCTTCCTTTTTGGACTCGTCACTTATCCGTCGCAGCAAACCCCTGTGGCACTCACCACGGGGCACCTAGCTACGTATTTCGTTGTGATCCTGGCGCCTATGGTTGTCGGGTTTTATTACACGCCTGGAGGACGAAAATGAATGATACGACGCCAATAGTGGGGATGGCCGGAACCAGTCTTTCTCTTTCCTTGGGCCAGTGGAATGAACTTTTAGGTATATTGGCAGGTGCTTTGACCTGCGTATACATGATTTGGAAACTCGTAAGATATTATAAAGATGGAAGATCTAGATAAAAAAGAAGGTAAAGCACCGTCAGACAAGGTGAAAGGTGCGAAAAAAAAGGCGTGCGGAGGCGATTGCATAGCCCCCACTATCTGCAAAGACGTCTTTCAAGGAGATTGTGCATTGGAAATCATGTCCGAAAAGACGAGAGATTCCGGAAAACCCGGTACCACGGATTCGGCTCCGGGCGGCAAATATTAAATTTTGCAACCGGTTACTATTTTGTAAGACGGGGTATATCTTCGCATTATGGAAACATCATCTGCGGAGGTTGACTCCCCGCAACTAGAAGAAGGAACAAGCATCGAGAATGTGTCAACTGACGACCTTCGAAATGCATTAGGAATAACCGAGCAGGCTCCTCAAGAGGGTGCCGTGCCTGAACCAGAGGGACTCGCCGAAGAACCTCAGCCGGAGACCGAAGGCCTTGAGCCGGAAGTCGAAAGTCTGGAGTCGGAGGAGGAGAGACTCGCCAAGCGTAGGATCCGTCCGCGCAACGAGCTCGATCAGCAAGTCATCGATCTTTACAGATCGGAAGGCTTTAGCGGATCTTTTGCCGATGCGTCGAGAGTGATCTACGGTCAGGATGTTCAACCTAACAATTCTCAAATTTCAACGCCACAGGAGCAAGTCGAGGCTACGCCGCCCGATCCCGTCCAAGGCATTGATTCGCAAGCTGATAACTTGAGAGCCGAAATTCTTGAGCTTGAAGGTAAAGTAGATACCGCAGCAGAAGACCTGGAAACGACCGAAGCGTTGAAATTTCAACGTGAGATCATGAGAAAGGAACTCGAGCTGCAAAATCTAACAAGCCGTAAAGAGCAGATAGTCTCGGCAAACGAGCAGCAAGCTTATCAGACTCACCGCGGCAAAGCGATGAGTAGTAGAGACAGAGTGTACGAGAGATATCCCGCGCTGCAAGACACCAATTCGGTGGTTCGCAAGCAGTTCGACGATTATGTTTCGCATGCTCAGTCCGATCCCGACTACGCAGCAGTTTTCGATTCACCAAAATGGCCTGAACTTATGGCTAACGAATTCGCATCCTTAGTAGCAGTTCCTCAGGCAACCCAGGCTCAGGCCCAGGTTACTCAGCAACAAGCTCCACAGATGGGAACTCAAGCGAGAGTTTTGACCACGGGAACCGCAGCACAACCTGTAAACGCTCCGGCGACACGCGAAGGGTTGATCCAACAGCTTCCCAGCATGAGTAATGACGATATTTACAAACTGCTAGGGTCTCCTGGAGGAGCAAAGCCAACGCGTTGATAAGGAGTATTAAACTAACTCAAATCAAATCAAATCTAATTATTAAACATCATGGCTATTAAAACTATACCAGCAAGTCCAGATCCAATCGCAGCCGCAGTAAGCAGCGGTAACGTCGATCTGGTAAGTACAACAACCTCCTACCAAGGCCTGCTTGACGGTGCAACTTCCGACTTGCGTTCACGCCTCTGGTCCGAACTCGTAACGAGAGACGCCAGGGAAAAGAACGTATTCGCAAAGTTCATGGGCGGCGAAGGTAGTGGAAAACCCATCACCGAAAAGCGCGATCTTAGCGCCGGCGGTTCTGACAAAGTAACCTTCACCACAGTCGCTCCCATACGTGGGCAAGGCGTACGCGGGGAAGCGATACTGAAGGACGCTACGGACAACCTCGACTTCGGAACGTTTAACGTCGAAATCGATCTCGTTCGTCACGCTGTCTCCTGGACACAAGTTCTCAAGCTCATGCGCTTCACCGGCAAGACCATTGACCAGCTTTCAGCTGAGGTCATGTCCGAATGGATGAGTCGTACCGAGCAAGATCAGATTCAGTTCGCTCTTAGGCAAATCTGCTTGAAAACCTCGACCGGAAGTAACGTCATCAGCGGATACGGCACCGACTCAACCGGAGCTCTCAAATATGTTGACGGTCTTTCGACTGACATCATTCAAGAGGCCAAGCAAGCTCTTATCGCCAACGGCGGTGAGCCTATGAACACCGGTGGAGACGAAAATCAGGAAATCCCTGGTTATCTGTTCTTCGCTCCTGATGCTGTCCTCCGTCCTTTGCGTTCCGACCCCGATTATCTCGAGGCTATTACGCAAGCTGATGTTCGTTCCGAGAACAACAAGCTCTATAGCGGCTCCTACGCCAAATGGGACAACAACATTATCGCTAACCACAACGTTCTCATCGACACAGCTCGTGGACGTCAAGGTTCTCCGCTTCTTCCAACGTTCTACGCTTACAGCGCAGTTAACACGGATGACCCAACGGACACGACGTTTAACATCGGTGGAACCGACGGAGATTACGCAGCTAACTTCCGTGGTGCATTCATCGACATCCCTGGTGGCGGTGGTACTGCAATGGGTGAAAACGATAACGGAACATATTATGTTCTCGGTATCGATACGGACAACACCATTGCTCTGTTCAGCTACACGCAGGCTAGTGTGGACCAAACTAACTTCAACACCATAGGTTTGACTCGTGTCAATCAAGCTTCCGACGGTATTACCTCCTCGAACGTTAAACCTGATGCCGACAACGCGTTCAATGCAGGTGCGATGTTCGTCCAGGCTAACGCCATCGGTACGCCTATCGGATACGCTCTTGCCATGGGTAAGGACGCTATGTACTTCGCCAAGGGCAAGATCTACGGAGAGCAAATCTTCCACTACGATGATTTCGCCAACTCCGGAAACGAAGCTCACTTGAGCGCCGTTGGTGTCCAATCCGTTTACGGAATGGGTGCTCGTCTCGACACCAGAGGACGAGTTCCTTCGGTTCAATTGGTCGAGTGCGTGCGTCAAGTTCCAGGTCTGTCGCTTACGCAAGCTTAATGGTTAGGACTTTCCCTGCCCACTAAACCCTTGAGACCCCTTCTGGATCTATCACCAGGAGGGGTCTCTTTTTTTTATCATGAAAATCATAATACTAGGAAAGAAAGATATGATGGGGACTAACCCCGCCATACGTGTTAAAGGAATGTCTCAAATAAGGTATAACTTCATTTGGGATCGGGAAATCAGGCACTATGCCTATGAGCCCAAGAATCAAAAAGAGGTTGATGATATCTTCCGAACTCAAGGCAAACTCTATCGCACGATGTTCTTTTCCGTTTGGATGGATGTTGTAGAGGAGAAGCCTGAGGAGAAGGAGAAGGAGAAGAAGGAGAAGCCTAAGCAAAAAGTCAAAAGTCAAAAGGCGAAGGCTCAACCGGTAGCTGAAACGGTAGAAGATGCCTAATATCTTGGTATGGCCGCAATTACATACCTTGCATTAAAAAATCAGCTTGCGTCCATGTTGGGTGCAGACGAGCTGGCGGATTTGCCTACGGTTGATCAGGATCGCGTTGGGATCTGCATCAATCAAGCATACCGCGAGTGCTATTTACCTATAGATGGTAAGCGTCCGATGTGGGCTGAGAAGAAATTCACGCTGTCTTATGCTGCTGACGAGGCGGGTAAGGACCTTACCCACGAAGTCACGTCGGTAAGTAAAATTCCCGTGTTGGTGGGAGAAGGTCCGCTTTCACCTATGACGGGACCGGAAGCGGAGATACGAGCTCGCTCTATATTCTCCTGGGATTTCCGGGCTCCGTCAGGTCGTGGATTAAACTTTCCTCAGTATAAAGAGAACGAAGCCGAAAAGGGTCGCCCCGTGTGGTACTATCTGGACAATAGAAATTCCGGGTCAGACACGAAGGTCGTTCCAAGGTTTTACTTATACCCGGTACCTGACAAAGCTTACTCCGTCGAGCTCTATGCAAACATAGTCCCCAGCGATCTTTCCGGAGACTCCGACGAGCCCAGGATGCCATCCGATCTTGTTTGGGACATTATGTATCCGATCGCCCAAGGAAAGATGCTGGCTGACCCACGCTACAACGGGGATAATAAGGAGTTCATAGCGCGTATGGCCGAAGAAGCTCGAAGAAGGTTGAAGACCGTAGTCACTCCTCAAAAGCACAAGGGATCATTAAGACTTCATAGAAGAGTAGGTTGGTAAGCCATGGGTAGAGACCTAACCATAAGGCCTGTAGGGAGGCCTAAAATATCCAAGGATTCTCAGCTTGGTTTTCAAACAATTGCTCGAAAGTACGTTGTTCAAGGGCCGAGAGTTGCTCAGGTCTGTTTAAACGAGGCCACCAATCCGCTTTTTTTGGCGACAGGTACTGCGGACGAAGAGTACACCGATCATTTGCTGACTAACCAAGCGATCGAGCCGGCTAATAGTCCGGATCGGGCCTACATGACACGCACATTTGTAAATCTGCGTAATCGTTGGGTGTCGGAAAGTATTTCGGAAACCGTAGATCTTGTTAAGCTCAGTCGTCAATTCGTGGTTTTGCGAGGTCAGGTGAGCATTTACGGATATAGCACGGCAGCATGGGCGAAGCACCCAAGTAACACAGCGGTCGCTCTTGGAGCCAAGGATACTGATGAAGAGCCTTGGGATTATGCACCGTATCCGGTATTAAACGGAGAGCCCGGGGGCCTTAGCTATACTGACGCAAACGCGGCTTCTCACGGCATGCAAAACAATCCGTGGGTTTCAATCGGTGGATCTTCTCAGACTTTATCTGCGTACCTAACAGCTAAAGCGAGTCTGGGTAACTTAGGCGCCTGGGTCAGAGGAAATGTTACGGTAACAATGGCTGCCCCGGGCGTTGATGTATGGAATTGCACATGGGTAACGCATGCAAAACCCTATTGGACATTTGGAACTACGGGTAGGGGGTCGGGTAAATCTCAAGTATTTACCATGGTCGATTTTGAT